AGATTCATAAGTGGAATATGTATAATTTGTAGCTGTACCCAACATACGATATTTCCGTCTTATGTAAGTATTACTTACTATATTTAACTGAATAATATGCCATGCCCCATCACTCATTCTAAGTTCCACCCCAAAATTAAACAATACTTTATTTACTACATCATAACAATTCATAGCCACTCCATCATTATCATAAAATACTTCATCACAATCTAAATAAGTTTGAGTCAATGGGCTATCTGCATTTGTCTTGTTATGATTCGTTTCATACTTGTTAATATTCTCATACAAATATATTACTCTGTCCCCTATTCCTGCCCCTCCTCCTTGAAAACCAGTGGCAATTTTGGATAAACAAATCCCCAAGATATTCATCAGGGACTTTTTTCCAGTTCCAGTAAAATTAAAAGATTTCAATGTAGCTAATCCATCTGTTGCTGTGATCTGTACCCCATAAGGAGCAAGAGAATAGGGATGTTGAAATTCACTGGGGGCAACCCATCCTATCCAATAATCCAATCCCTCAATTCTCCATACTACCTGGTATTGTTTATTTGAAGCTGTAAGAATAGACAGAAATTTAAACCCAGTATTATCCTCAAGATTCAATCGCACTACACTTCCCCGTATTGCTTGAGAATAAGGATCTTCATTTGCCTCGTTTAATTCTAAGGAAATAGGAGGATCCATAACTTGTACAATTTCTTCACTTCCTGTATAATCCTTTTCACGGAGATACACTTCATTTAACCGCCCATACCAATCATACCAACTGGTTTTATATTTTTGCTTGTAAGCCATCAGGTTCCTATACTTTCCAACTCTCGTTCATACTTTTTAAATTCAATGTAAATACCTCTCCCTGGTAAATGAATCACTGAAGGTTCAATAACTATCTCTGTCTCTTTTCTGGTGATAGGAGCGGGTAATACTTCTTCCCCACTGGTCATCATAACAGGTCCATAGGAATCATTCGGAAATCCTGGAGGGACTACTCCTCCATGTTGCATCCCGGTCATCTTACCAAACCCAAACTTGAAAAAGTCTCCAAACGAACTTAAACCCTTCATTGCTCCTTTTGTAATGTTGGCTCCTCCTGTAGCAATAGTCATAACAATTGCAAAAGCAGCAGCAGCAATGGTGGCAGCAATCAACTTGATAATTAATCCCTTGATAAAGTCAGCAAAGAATTTACCAAAAGCTTGTAAACTATTTTCCGTTCCATTCAAAGCATCGGAGATGCTGTTTGCCATCCCTTCGAAAGAGTTACTAAGTAACCCTCCCCAATCAATAGTAGTAGCCATTTCATTTTGTAAATCCTGCTGAACTTTCAACAATTTCTTCAGTTCTTCAATAGTCATATCAATCACCTCAGGACTGGTTTCATAATTGTCCCACAAAGAATTCAATCGATCTGTAAGGAAACGTATCTGCTGACTGGTGACTTCCATCTGAGCTGAAACAGGATCAAAGCTATCAGCAAACACAGCATTTCTCATTGCTATATCTGCCAATGCTCTGTTCATGTCTTCCATAGGACTAACGTAAGTCATCATAAACCAACTCCTCAAATCCCCCTTAGGCATAGTCAATTCAGGGGTTGGAAATACTTTCTTGAAATCAGTTATCTTCTCTGGCATTCGGATATGCTTAATCTCAGCTGTAATTCCAATGGGAGGGACTTTCGATTCAGGAAATTTCAACTTGGGTATTTCCACTATCCAAGCATTCTTTCCTTTCATACCCCTCAGCACATTCTCAATCTGATACATATAAAGAGTATACTGCTTGAGGGATTCTTTATGAGATAGTTTCTGACTCCTGACATCTGTATCCCTCATATTTTCAATCATCCTGTAGATGTATCGGGAATCCATCAAGAATTGGTTCTCAGCTTGTTTTATGCCAATGATCCCTTCAAAGATAGCCTGACGCTCTTTCTCCGTCACACTTCCAAAAGCCTCAATCAGCTTGCCAGCGTAAGCAGGGGCCACTCCCAAAGCCTGTATAGATCGTATTTCCTCTTCAGTCAATTCACCAAATATAGTTTTCAACCTTTCAATAGGAGCATTGGTATCTTCCAAGTCTCTCAGGGCTTGATAAAGTTGCTTTACTCCTTCAGTATTTAATTCTACAAACCCGGATAATTTATTGTACTGTACCAATTGTCGATTAACATCCCCTTCAATCCCTTCATGCCCTGTTTTCTGTTTCTCGAAGTACTGATCCAACATAAATCGTATCTTGTTGTAAGCAGTACCTATGTTTTCAACTGCTTTGAAATTCTTGATAGCGTAATTCAATTCCTCTTCTGACAACTTGTTTTTCTTTCCCGCCAACTCCGCTACTGTCAAGTAAGATTTCCGAGCAATATCAATCTCCAAACCTGCCCGCTGTTTCATCAATACTAATATCTGTTCTCCTGCAGCAATCTTTTCTTTCAAGGTTGATCTACCTCCTTCAATGTCTCTCTTGTACATCACCTGTCTGAGTTCTTCAATCTGCTTAGTAAGATCAAGTTCTCTGATTTGATACTCCCGATTGATGTTAGCTATATAACTCATTTCCTTTGAGTAGTCCTGTCCTGCTCGAATAGCATTCCGTAATCCTTTGACGAAGTTTGAGAAATCAGCAGTAGCTATTGATTTCATGAAGTAATCCAACCCTGATCTGGCTCCCTCAATAGTGGATTGAAATAATGATGCAGTCACATCCGTGGACTCCATTATTGCTTTGAAGGTTTTCCATGTAGCTACCACAGCCACTACCTTCAAAGCCAAGGTCACAAACTCTCCTGAAAGGCTCTTCGTTTGTTTTTCTGCAACAATCCCTGTCTGTTGATACTCTTTCAAATCATGTTCAGCCTCTTGAATTTTCCTATTGTATTTTTCGATGTCTTCAATCTTAAAAGCACTTGCTCGTTTCTCTTTCAACTCAACTAAGGCATTTTCAATGTCCTGGATCAATCCTACCTGCTTATTCATGGATCTACCCCAGTTACTATTGACCGATGCAATAGCTTCGTTAGCTGTATTTTCATAGTGCTTGAATGTCCGTTCAGCTTCAGCTAATCCACTACTATCTACTCCTAAAGTTGCGGTTAAATCCCCTATGTTCATTTCTTACCTTTCTTTACAGGTGGAGATGTCCTGAGATTTTTCATTCGTTCCATCTTCTTGTTTTGAGCTCTTGCTACAGCCAGCATCGTTTCCTTCATTTGCTCCATGCTTTGATATTCTTCTACCTTTGGCTTTATTCCTTTCTTTTGAAACTGAGGCATGAATTCCTTAGGATTAGTTAACTTCAATTCTCCTTTCTCTTTGTCATGCCATATCGTTCGAGCAATGTTAGTGATGGTAGAGATCAAGTGAGCCACCCTGTAATCCTCTCTCCATGTACCTACTGGATCAATCTTGTCGTATGCCTCCCACTCAGCCAGCTGAGGACCAGTCAATTGATCCAGCAACTTGTCAGGATGAACAATACCTAACTCCCGGCAGAGGCGGAATTGGAACTGGCGGCCTGGCCGCCTGAGGAGTTTTTTACGAGAGCCTCCTGATCCTTCTTTGTGATCTTGTTTAACCGTAGAACAACAGTGATAATCTTTTCAAGTCGTTTGGCACTCATACTATCACTGAGTTTGTCCACATCCCCTGCAGTCAGTAGTAATCCTCCTTCCTCATCACACATAGTACATACTGCCAGTTTAGACCGAAAGTTTTCCAAACGCCGATCAAGCTTCACCTCTCCCTCTTCATCCTCTTTCATTTCGTACAAAGAACGTTCAAACTGATCCCGTTCCCGACCAGTCATCTGACGAACAAAAACAAACTCGTCATTACCCAAATCCACTTTTTCTACTTCCAACTTTTCTCGTTGGAGTAGTTCCTTACGTTTTAGTAATCCCATTTGATTAATTTTTTATAGGTTTAACAAAAATGAAAATCCATGATTAGGATTCTTCCTGTCATCCAGGACTGTTACTTCCTGACCCTGAGTTTACTTCAACTTTCCCACTGACTTTGATGGTCACATTGAATGTGATAGCATCGTCAGGAGGACAGGTCAAAGGCATCTCAGTAACTAATCCTTCAAACTCCAGATTGGTGCTCTCAGCATCGGGGAACACAATCTCATAGTTTTGCAAATCATCAGTCTCAAAATCATCTTTCATCGTAATGTATGTATCCCGACGAAAGATCAGGGTTAAGACAACTGTCCCTGAATCACGAAAACCTGCTCCAAACTCCCTGTACTTGTCCGTAGACTGCAGGGAAGTTAGGTCAACTGTACCTCTTGTCAAAGCAGGACCAGTGATGTTCTTTATTTCCTCTACCACATCCCAAGCCGTCCCACTCCAACGACGTAACAATGTCCCTACTCCTGCCACACCTAAACTTGCCATAATTTACCTCCTTGTTTAATTTTAACTATCTGCGTTGAATATCAAAATTTATAAT